CACAAACTAAAAAGGAAAAATAAATGGCATTTTCATTTGCCGATAATATTAGCAGCGAAGAGAATATGACAACGAACTTGTCTGCGGAAGCCATAAATTTGTTTAGCCATGAAGTTTGGTATTTTCCACTAGTTGACTTTGATATAGAGGCCGGCGATTTCCTGGGGGAAGATACAACACCTGGATATGCTAAGGGGTTTGTTATTAGGGCGTGGTCAACGTATGCGGATGCAGAGGATGAAATCTTTGATTTGATGGGTTTACACTTGGAACCAAGTATTGTTATGTATGTAGCGGTAAAGACATTTAATGATATCATTAAAGCAGAATTGGAAGATACGTTTGGCGTTAGCGTATCACAGCCCAAAGAAGGAGATATTATACGAGCTCCTGGATATGAACAATCATCATGGCAAGTTAGTCATGTTCAACCACAACCTTGGTTAACCGGCCAGGATACAGTATATGTATTAACATTGACGCCGTGGTTCCAAGCTCATGAATCCTTAAATATAGATACCGGTGCTACAAGTGCTACTCAATCATTAACAGCTGGATTGACTATGATAGAAGATGTAACATCGGCGGTACAATCGGCAATATCTGAATACTCGATAGAAGAAGAAGAAAGTACAGTATTAGATGGTTTCTGGAATTTGGATATATAATGGCGAACGAAATAATAAGCACAAATGATCTTCTGGCAACGACAGATAATCCCGATATTGCCATCGGTGAAATGGAAGAGGCGCTAAGAAAAAAATGGCAAGCGCGAGTAGAAGAAGTCCGAGATTCACTAAAGCGGGTTTTACAATATAATGATGAAGAGTTTGTGAAAGATACTCTACGCACAGTGGCTAATGAGGGAAGAGTATTATTACATTTGGTGATGGAAAATATATTTGACCTGACACCCAGACAGGTTGAAACGGCGAGTACATTAGTTAATAGTATAGTAACCGCAGTTGGTAAACTATCAGAGATAAATCAAAAGGAACGTGCACTTGATCTTAAAGCATCGGAAATAGAAAGTCGTCAACAGATAGAGGGTACAGGAAATGACGGTGGCATAATGATACAAACGTCTCAACTTGTTGAGATGATTCGGACAGCAACTGGATTTAAAAACAATGAGAATGATGCCGAAGTAGTAGATGCCCGATATACAGTAGTGGATAACTTAGTATCCTCTTCCTCTGACAAAGGGAAACATATAGATGAGTCCGAGACGTCGTAGTGGAGTAAAAATTGAGGGAGAATTATCCAAGTTCACGGACGATCGTATAGCTGAAGTACGAAAATGCATGGATGATATTATCTACTTTGCGGAAAATTACGTTAAAATACTTCATCCTACAAAGGGATTTGGTTTAGTAAAGCTTTACGATTGTGAGAAGCGTATCATAAGGGCACTTTGTAATGAACGATTTATCCTTCTAAATGCAAGCCGCCAAATTGGAAAAACTACATCAGCCAAAATCTACATCTTGTGGTTAGTGACATTTCATAAAGATGTTAGTTGTGCTATATTGGCTAATAATCAACGCAGAGCAGCGACGATATTAGCAGAGATAAAGCAAATGTATGAAATCTTGCCGGATTGGATGAAGCCTGGCGTTAGATATGATGCATATAATCGACTTCAGGTTAAATTTGATAATAATTGTAAAATTATAGTAGGGGCTACAAGCCTTGGCGCAATAAGAGGAGAGGGCATTACTGTTTTATTCTTAGATGAGTTCGCATGGGTACCATCTCAAATTGCCGACGAGTTCTGGAGTGCTAATTATCCTACCATTTCGGAAGGTGGCCAAATAGCAATAGCATCAACACACTCTGGGCCGTCTGGCAAATTTTATGAATTATGTGAAGCCGCAAAAATAGGGGCAAACAACTTTACCTACATAGAGATACCATGGTACGAACATCCAGAACGCGATAATAAATGGCGCGAGATGGTAATAGACGATATTGGACCCATTGTTTTCGAGAGAGAATATAATTGTCAGGCATTAGGTTCGACAACAACATTAATTAGTGCTACCACATTGGCTAATATGGTTCCGGAAACACCTATATGGGAATCTTCTGTAAGTGATAGATTTACGGAACGAGTTTTTGCAGACCCTATACCAAATCGACTATATTTAATGGCTCTTGACCCCGCCGCCGGCACCGGGCGAAGCGAATCAGTAATTAAAATCTTTGATTATACAGAAATACCAATAGTTGAAGTATATTCTTTTGCTGATAGCCTAATTAATACATCCGATTTCAAGGCCCAAGTTTTACAAATGGGGCGAATGTATAATAACGCATACATTTTTTGTGAAAATAATGGGCTTGGTCAAGCTATAGTAACTCCGCTGTGGAATGAAGATGGCTATGAAAATATGTATATAAATAAGGCGGGAAATCCGGGAATTGCATCTACGGTTGCCAGAAAGCGCGAAGCGTGTATTCGTCTGAAAGATGCTCTAGAGCATAACAAAATGTTGATTCGAGATTCCGATACCATAGCACAGCTTGGTAAATTTGTCGAACACGATGGAACGTTTAGAGCCCAACATAAAAGCGATAGAGATGATCTGGTAATGGCATCTGCTTGGGCTGCATGGGCAATGAAAGAAGAACAATGGCAACAAATTGTAATGCGAGCAAAGGAACAAATGAAAAAGGTTAAAATGGATCCACTTCACCAAGTAATAGCCGGCGTTAAAAATAAATCGTTTGCTGAGAGGATGCGGGATGAACACGAAGAACTTACACGCTGGTTGCTATCGTGACCTACAAAGATCTTTTAATATTGGCAAGAAGGGCGAAATTTGCCCCACATAATGGTGTTATTGAACGGGGCAGATGCTCTCCCATATATTATGCTGGTATTGATAGAGATGGCATAATATATGCCGTTTCCGGCCATAAGAAAAAATACATAATAGAATTGTATATAGATGGTATGAAAGAGTGTATTGATTTAGTAAATGCCAATGTCATACGCTCTCATCGTGATGTTATTGGCCGTATGAAAAATGCAATTGCAACGGGAGATGTAGAAGTCTTTTGTTCTTGTCCGGCATTTTTGTATTGGGGTTATAGGTACATATGCTCTAAACTACATATTGGACATGATATTCGAGAATTTCGATATCCACGCATTAGAAACCCAAAGCTCGAAGGAAGTATTTGTAGACATTTAGCACAATTTCTAATATATATACCAAAGATAACTAATAAAATAGCCAGCGATATATGGATAAAGAAGTATTGTAAGCATTCGCTAAGCGAACGCATTAGATGGAGGAAACAATATGAATGATTCTATAAAAATAACTGGTAGAGTTACTCTTAAGGTTACCAGTGAAGGCAAGGTTCGCAGGTTACGAACATATAAAAACGTTATAACCACCGATTTACTTGAAAATATTGTTCGAACATTTAATATGCAATCCAATGCCATTTCGGCTTATGATTATATTGCGCTTGGTTCTGGGGATACAGAGGCATCGGCCTCTGATGTTGGTTTAGATAATGAATTTTCGGCATCCTCTTGGGGCGCCACCGGAGCATATGGTGATAGCGGAAGAATTAATGGTACAACAGGCATAGATCTAACATCACTGACATACACAGTGTCGGGAAATATTACTAATAATTCCGGTTCTACAATTACGGTCAAAGAAGCTGGATTATTTAGTACTGACACTATAGGTTCTACCGGTGATATGGGGTCTCGTCGAGTTACTTCTCCAACCCCTGTGGAAGATGGCGAAAAACTATATTGCATATGGACGTATACGATATCATAATAGGAAATTAGCAAATGAGTCAACAATTTGCGGTCGCCAATCCAACGCAAGGCCAAAACTTTAAGCTTGAATTTGTCGAGATGTCTGTTGCCAACATACTATCGGATGGCGAGGAAAATAATATTCGACATTTTTTGCTTACTGTATTTAATGTGGCATTGCCAGGTGTATCATTGCCGGCAGAGCGACTTGGTAATACATTTGCCGCTGTTAATTCCCGCGGCCTACGTTTAGAGTTTGATCCGCTACAAGTATCATTTATTGTAGATGAAAATTTTATGAATTATAATTTTATGTTACTGTGGTTGTTTGCCCAAAAGTCTCCGGAAGAATTTGCCGGAATAATTGATGATGCAAACTATGCGGATTATGACTGGCATAGTGATTTGATTCTACATATTTATGATAATAATGGAATTGAGCGAGGCTCTTACACATTCTATAATGCGCATCCAACCGCTCTTGATACCATAGATCTAAATTATCAGGAATCTGCGCATCGCATATGCACCGTAGAATTTACATATCATTTTTTCAAACCAACCGGCGGATTTGAATTTAGTTACTAAAAAAAGAAGAGGTAAAATATGCTGACATTTAAGAGCTTTCTTGAAAAAAATAAATTAGTGGAACGCCCCGAATACATTGTATTAACACCAAAGAAAACAGGGCATGTACTGGGTATAGTAGATACTGATTCCCCAAACTATAGTGCTGTTGTTTCGCGAGTTCAAAATGTGACTGTAGAAGATTATATTTCAGAGCAAGTAGATCGGTGGCTTGAAGAACGTAATCTAAATATACCTACTATAAAATCACAATTGCTATTGTGGATACAACGGTATTTTAGCGCGACGGCAGAGATGATGGCCGAATTTTTCGATATGGTAATTAATTCACCGGTTAATATACCATACAAAAAAGAGGCCATAATTGAATTATCATCGATATTTGATCCATACAAAAAATATTTTAATGAGGCATTTTTCACGAAACTACTAGATTATAAACCGGCTATACCAGGACAAACAAACATTGGCCGCGGCGAAATAGCATTAGCACTTTTAACACAACTTAAAAAATCTCCACATGCCGGTGACCTTGTTGATGGAAATAATGTTATTGAACTTAAAGGCTATCATGGTGCTTTCTGCGGGGCATGGCAGGAAAAAATAGGTGGCGTGATCGCAAAACGTAATGTCATAGAATATATTATAGAGTGGGTTAGGGAAATTGAGCAAAATAATTCAAAATCAAAAGATCCTAAATTTAACGCCGAAATAATATATAATATGTTAGAAGATCTTAACAAAAGAAAAGAATTTGGTAAGCAGGACCTGACACTATTACATGAACTATTAAATACTACAGATCTTCTCAAAAACAACTCGGCATTTCTTGAAGGGTTGCTTGAGAATATGGCAAATATTAGAGGTATTAGTATTACAAATGCTATGCTAACTGAATTCAAAAAGGTTCTTAATGGTCGCCCAATTGATATGCAACCATTTGTTCTGGCATTTCATTTTACTTTATATAAAACGATTGAGGCTTTTTCATATATATTCTTCTTTACTCGTGATAACTCTAAGTTTATACCATACTCGGCATCTAAATCATTTGCAGCCGATATTGCGTTTTTTAGAAAATACGCAACTGTAGGAACATGGGGCATGCGCGGGGCATTTAGGGTTATGGTAAAGTTCTAATCCGGAGGTTTATGTGATGAGTAGAAGCATAAGAAATGGCGATGGTACATTAAAGCCAAAGAAAAAGTACAATAGGTCATCGTTTAAGAATGACGCACAAGCGATAATAGAAACAGAGTTAAGTCAAATTGATGTAGTTAAAAAGGATAGTGATTATGACAAAAATAAATAGTGATTATATTGAGGAATTTGAACAACAAATGGATAGGTTGTTCGAAGATAATCGATGGGCAATGATTGTTCTACAAGGCAATCCGGATCAAACCATTTTAGGTATTGTCGATTTACCTGATACCCTTGCTCCAGATGCATTGTTGCGAGTTATGTCGGTACATCCGGCACTAAAAGAAATACATAATAATAGTAAAATCCTTGTGATATCTAACGCAGCTATAGTTTCACATGCGGCACGTGCGGCAATGGAAGATGGATATGTGGATATTAGGAACTTCGAGTTGAGTTCAGCTATTACACCATTGATTGATATGCCATTGGGGGCCGCGCCGAAAAATAGTGGTATAATTGCAATTCCCATAGACAAGATTAAGATGTTTATTCCGGTAGATATGATTAAGACTATTCAAAGCGCGCCTCAGATTAAGGAGTATTTATTTAATGTAGTAATGGCAGAGGAAAATGGCCGGGTATCTAAGGAGATGCGTCGTATAGACCGAGAGACAGAGCGTCGAATTCGCGGACCGGTGATTGCTGCAGGAAAAAGTGTGTATCGAGCTGCGAGGGACCTTTGTCCGATAACAGAGGATATGTCGATGCTGGATGGGTCTACTATGATATTAACTATAGCAGGAGATGAACCACCAGAAAAAATTGCCAACCTTATTTTACTGGATGCCGCCATTGATGTATCAGAAAACAATCAGGAATTTGTCGCAAAATGTCAAGCATCTGCACAAGGACGGACAATAAATACCCTGGGTGATATAATTTCAATAATAGCAAATCAAATATTGGAGGCATCAGGTGCGGAACTCACAGAATCATATGACACTACTGACGGAGGTCTCAACCAACAAAGCAATTCAGCATCTGGAGCATCTTGAAGACCTGGTTATTAATAATGGCCGAGAAGGCGCTGCGCTCATATCAGATATTTTACAAGAACTTATTCAGATCATTTTGGGCATTAGTTCTGATGGTAGTATAAGTATTAAAATAGACGGCTCGCCTGCTTTAGTATTTGGTATAGATCCCAGAAAAAATGTCAAAGAGTATGGCACATTCTTTATAGGCACCAAATCGGCATTCAATAAGACCGAGCCGAAATTGGCGCACTCTAAGAAAGAGATTAGTATTCTTTACAGTAAGTCGCCAGCAGCAGTACAGGCGATACTACTGGAATGCTTCGATCCACTAAAGAAGATAATTAAAGATGGAATATATCAGGCAGATTTTCTGTTTGGACCAAATGATAAGCGCAGGTATGAAATCGATGGCCAAAAGTATATTGTATTTACTCCAAATACAATAACATATGCTATACCCGTTGATAAAAAATCCAATTTATATAATAAAGTTAATGCTGCTAAAATAGGCTTAGTTATCCATACGCGCTATAGATGTATAGACGAAAATTCAACTCAATTAATTGTTAGCCCCATCAATTTGGGAGATATAAATGATATTGAATCTTCAGCATCCTCAGTAAAGGCTTTTATAATAACACCAAGCGTAGATTCTCAGATAATTCGAGACACGATAGATGTCTCATTCCTCGAGATGGCACAGAAAGAACTTAAATCAAGGGCAATAAAGATTCCGGGCGTCATTGATAAAATATGGGATGCTAAAGTAAAGGCAGAAGCCAAAAAGTTTATAAATAAGCTGATTAGACAAGGCCCCTCGCAAATACGGTCTATAATTTCTACCAATGATGCCACAACTCTTACTGAATTGTTCTTTGAATATCTACGCTCTCCCGATAAAATTAGGGGGTTCGGTAAGTATGAAAATCGAATTGAATATGTAAATTCCGTATTAGTACCACAAACGACTGCTGTTGCCCGATTATTCGATATATTTTTAGTAGCGTTGCATATTAAAGAAAGAGTACTTGAGCAATTACAACATCTGGGAAACGTGCTGGGAAAGCATTTCATAATGAAAGGAGATGGGTTTGAGGCAACCGGACCGGAAGGGTTTGTTTTGACTACCGATAAAGGCATTATTAAGTTTGTTGACCGGCTAAATTTTTCTCGATTTAACTTCTTAATGGGCGTGGGCGAATCCATGAACGTTACTATAGATACCATACTATCTGAGGCCGGCATATCTATTAATAGAGTATCTCGTCGTATAGGTAATAAAACGGCAGCCGTTGTACTGGGTAGATTTTCGGTACTAACAAAGGCACATCTTGAACTATTCAAAGATGCATCACGTTATCCAGTGGATTTAGTAGTTATTTGTATAGTAATGGGTAAAAAAAGCTCGAGGGATAAAGATAAAAACCCAACCACGTTTCAATTGAGAAAGGAAATGATAGATGCTGCATTTTTATTTCCGCATAAAGTAATTAAAGCAGATACTGGCTTTATAGGTGATTTCATAAACACCTTGCGAAATTTAAACATTGAGCCAAAATATCTTATCGTTGGCCCCGATCGGGCAAAGGGCATGCAAGCACAGGTTGATAGATATTCTGATGAACTTAATTTAGATTTAACCGTCGTTCCCGCAGGAACAAAGGTTGGACAGGATGTCAGGGCAACATTTGCACGATTGGCTATACGTAATGGTGATAAAAAGGAATTTATGCGAATAACACCACGAAGTATATGGTCATTTTGGGACAAACTTAGAAAAATAGTATAATGCGATATAATGGCAATAGATATTCTGTTATACCAAAGCATCAAAATCGATGTCGAAATAAACTTCCATTATCAGTTAAATCATCTCTGGAGCGAAAGTTTATAGAAATTTTAGATTTATCTGATAACGTAGTTATGTGGAAATATGAACCATTTGTAATACCCTACTACTCTATAGTAACTCGATGTAAATGTAACTATATACCAGATTTTATAGTCAAGGTCAGAGACGACGATGGTAATTACCAACACTATCTTATCGAAATAAAACCATCTGCATTCGCGAAACCCCCAAGAAGGACGAAGAATAAAAGCCGAAAGCAGCATATGCAAGAATATCTGGAATACCTAAAGAATGTTTCAAAATGGGAGGCGGCAAAGCAATTTTGTACGCGAACAACACCACCCCTTAAATTTCGTGTTGTTACAAAAAGCATGATGTCCAACAATTTTTTCTAAATAATCAAAAAAAATTCTTGACGTGCCGTTATTTCAATATATAATATCGTTCATTGAAAAAGAGTGGGGCCGTAGCCAAAACTGGAAAGGCACTGCTTTTGCACTGCAGCTATTGTGGGTTCGAATCCCACCGGCTCCACCAATAATTTTTTATGGGGATAATATAGGGAATGGGGAATAGTTTATGCGGCAAATAAATAATGTAAGCATGAAGGCGTTTATTTTGGGCTTCATCCTTGGGTGGTGGCTTGTTATCATTCTGGTGAGCATTATAGAAGATTCTAATGCCCGGCCAGATGAGCCCTCAATGGAAAAGTCGATATCAGTTGCACATAATAATATACACACTGTAAATAGTGCATCACCAATGTCAGATGTCCTATATTTTGGTACTGCTGCAAATGGTATGATTAATTTAGAAGTGATAGCAATTATTGAATCCAATAAACGCGCGGATGCAGTTTCGCCAGTTGGAGCAAGGGGCATATGCCAAATTATGGAGCCCACCTGGCGAGAATTTTGCGATGCGCCATTTTCCGAAGCATTTAATCCACAACTTAACATAGAGGTTTCGCGGCGATATTACAATTGGCTATACAAATATTTTAGTACGCGAGTGCCGGATTGGCATAATCTTACTTCGTCAATAAAGATTAGGCTTTTGTTGGCTGGTTATAATTGGGGCATTGGTAATCTACGTAAGAATAATTGGGATTGGCGATGTGCTCCTGCTGAAACGCAGGCTTATATAGTTCGTTATTTTACGGAGGTTAGCAATGTTAACTGATGTTGATATAGCCGAAGTAACCGGGGCGTCATAGCCAAATATCTACGAACAGCCAGAGAGCACCTCCAATTATGGAAACAATTCGCTTCCTACGGAACTGCGTCGATGCTGCTGAGAATGCAATATTTAGTATTACGCTTGTCGCCAATTCATTAATGAATTGGCTGTGAAGATCTGCAACAGACAATAAAAAGGGTTGGCAAACTACAAAAAAGATTATTGAAGTGAACTATAAGAAGAATGTTATGGCTGGTATGAAGCGGACAAATGAGTGGGCGCGGGAAGCTGATAAGCCCTACCATGAGTTCTTGTTTTTGATCAAGAAGAGATGACTCGCGTTAGCGCTTGTGTCGTCTATTTTTATGGAGATAATTTTCCTATACTTTCGCTGTCCGCCGCGGCGGGAAGGAGTGAGAGGAAGGTCTTCCGCTCGTCGAGATGGCGTTTCCTGGCGCAGTTCGTGATCCCCCAGCAGTCCCCGACGACGATCGCGATCGTCGTCTCCTTGGCCCGGGTCACGCCAGTGTAGAAGAGGTTGCGGTAGAGCATTCGGCTGATAACCGAATAATGGGAGTTCGTTTCTCTCCTGGCCAACCAAAATATTTTAATTTTTTTCTTGACCGTGTTGCCATATTATATATAATTTATGCACGAATGGTAAAGGAATAGATATGAAGGCCGAACGATTTAAGATAGATCTTCGAGCCATACTTATTGACATGGTAAAAAATGGAGAGGGTATTCGACCTACGGTTGATCCCCGTTGGGCGAATCGACCAACAATGCCAATTCGCTTCTTAACCAAGAAACAGGATGCAGCAGAGTAGACATGATGTTGTTTTCTGAATTGAAAGCAAATTGGCCGGATGTTGAATTCAAACAGTATCCTGAAGAAATACGCAACGACACTTATACGGTTTGTATTCGCGCATATATTAATCCGTCCATGAATTTGCCGGTTAATGAAAAAATTGAATATGATGTAATTCGCGGCAATCTCGAAAGTGCCATCGATGCTATGCATAACTTTCTCTCTCGACGGTATGGGCGGAAATCATAGGAAGAAGATTTTTAGTTTAGTTCATTGACATTATATCTGGGTGTAGCTCAGTAGCAGAGCACTGGTTTTGGGCACCAGGGGCCGTGGGTGCGAGTCCCACCACCCAGACCATTAAAAAAAGAATGCCCGGTTAACTCAATTAGAAGAGTGCCACTCTTACAAAGTGGAAGTTGTAGGTGCAAGTCCTACACTGGGCACCATAACATTGTGCCGTTGTACCCAAGTCTGGTTAAAGGGGCGTGACTGTAAATTACGCGACGTTGTCTTCGTAGGTTCGAATCCTACCAACGGCACCATTGATTTAAGCGGCCAAAGTGGCAATGTAATAGAATTTGAGAAAGGGATGTGGAGGGTCGAGCGTGGCAGTACTGCCAGGCCATAGGTCCAGTGACTTAAATAACTATAAGTATGCATTGGGTGTATCTCAAATTCGTACAGTGTGGGGCCCATATTGCATTAATGCATTATGGGGCGGCCGCCTTAAAATTTATTGGAATTTTTTCTTACCTGGAAGAAGTTGTACTATATAATATATGATAATATATGACAATTGACAATGTGGCGGCTAAGCTCTTTGGTAAGAGCACGCTTATCGCCCTAATTATCTTGATAAGCGGAGGTTGGGAGGCACCGAGTTTATTATTCGTGAGGGCGATGGTAAATTCGACGCGCCTTAAGGGTTCGATTCCCCCCATTATAATAAGATTTATGGGGCGCGGCAAATTGGAACGGAATAAAGCGGATCGAGGAAGAAAAACATAGCAAAAGAGGTAGTATATATCCCGCGCCCCATAATTTATCAAAATTTGATAGAGCGGATATGGTGAAATGGTATCATCTTTGGCGCCAAAGGTTGCGGGTTCGAATCCGCTATTCGCTCCAAATTTTCTTAAGAGTGCTGAGTGTAGAAGTAGAATATGAATGGCGGTGGACGTAGCTTAATAGGAAAGCATGCGGCTGTGACCCGCAGGATAGGGGTGCAAATCCCCTCGTTCACCCCAAGATCTTTAAAAAATAAACTTCTGAGTGGTAATGGTTGCGTTAAGATATGTTGGCTGATCATGTAGCCCGAGTATCAGCAGGTCAAAAGGCGACACCGTTTCCACCGACCTACAATAGTGCCCGCACAATGGCGGTCTTAACGCGGCAATCCTCATCGCCTCCGCGCTTATGACTCGATGACGATTGAGATTTATAGATGTCACCACTCAGAATAATAATATTGGCCTGGTAGTATCAATAGTAAGAACGCTGTCCTGTCAAGGCAGTAGTGCGAGTGCAAGTCTCGTCCGGGCCGCCAGTATTATGGTGATATTGGACGCGCGAGTCGGTCGGTTAATGGTAAACTTCCGGTCTCCAAAACCGGCACTGAAGGTTCAAGTCCTTCCCGGCTCGCCAATGTTTTTATGTAATGGAGGTATTAAAAATAACTATTCCGAAGTCGCCTAATGGTATGGCAGCAGACTGTTAATCTGCCGTGGATTAATCCACATTGTAGGTTCGAATCCTACCTTCGGAGCCAATTTTTTAGCCCCGTAGCCTAATGGAAAGGCGCAAGATTCTGGCTCTTGTGATGTGCGTTCGACTCGCACCGGGGCTTCCAAATATCTATTCATCCTAATATTGGCGGGGTGCCAGAGTGGGTTATTGGAGCGGTCTTGAAAACCGTCGGTGTTCTACCAAACATCCGTGGGTTCGAATCCCACCCCCGCCGCCACCTTATTAATATATAATAGGAGTAAGCATGGCACTTGCTATATTCAACGGCCACCGCTTCGATCCTTCACGCATTTACTCAAAAGCCGAGGCAGCGGTTATTGTAGATGCTGGTGCGTGTTGTGGGGAATATTCCAGGTGGCTTCGAGACGTACAAGCATATTGCGGTAAACTGTATATGTTCGAACCCGCACATAATAATCTAAGCGATCTTGCATCCATAGTAGACGATAGAACATTTCTAATCCCCTATGCTCTTATTGGCCGCGGCGGGTGGGTCGTTAACGATTTTGCCGAATACAAAGAGTCTCGGGAAATGGAAAGCGTCGGGAATTTATGGGGCCGAATCGACTCTATTTCGATAGAAGAGCCCACAATATATTCTGTTCCCGCGGTACCAATAAACGAAATATTTTACCGCAAATAGATTATCTTAAAATGGATATCGAGGGCCTTGAAGGAGACGTAATAAATGCAATGAGTCACAATACGGCAAAGCGTATAAAGCAAATGTCAATTGAGATTCACCCAAACGTATCTCCGGACCAAATCATGGAAACGTTGAAGAGTCTTGGATATACTACAGCAATGTTTGTGCATGATGAAATTGGTATAGTAGAAGGAGACTCTGAAATTTTAGAATGTTATGCATATATGTCATAAAATTATTTTATGATATCTTATAATATTAGTGGAGGTGTATATGTCAAAACAACAATTGGAAAAAGTCGAACTTCTGTGGTCACGCGCATGCCCGTTCAATTGTGCGGGGTGTGCTATGAAGAAAGCGGTTAATTATAATGACTCGGGTACGATAGAAGAGTGGAAACGGGGATTTGAAAATATTAAGGCTCTTGGATGTGAATTTGTGGCCATATATGGTGCAGAGCCCCTTGTTAGATTTAATTCGCTCGTAGATATCATACGACTAATACATACCGTTGGCATGGAATGTACTGTTATAACGGCACTATATGCTAAAGATAAAGTGCAAGAGTTGATAGATAAATCTGGGCTTAACTCCATTACGATATCTTATGATGGGATTGCCGAAGATGACAGAACTACTAAGGGGATGAATGGACTTAAGTTGCTCAAAGACATAGAGGTAGATGATAAAGCAGTTTGTTGTACAATATCCAAATTAAATCAAACGCGACTCATCCAAACGATGGATGAAGTATTGGATACGGGTTACTGGTTTCTATTTGATATTGCGCACAAGGCGAACCAACCCGCGCAAGTTAGTAAATGTTCTGATACACTAGAACCCGTAGAAGCGAATTGGCTTAAGCAATTTTTAACTGCGGCTATTGAGCGAAAAGAAGATGGGGCAAAAATACATCCCAGCATACATTGGATGACCTATCTTAAAGAGCATTATGCTGATGGCCCAGGTGATGTTGCCAGAAACGTGTGGCATTGCTATGATGAGAATACGGCAACACTTGGATGGATAACGGTGGAATTTAATGGATTGGTGTACCCATGTGACGACTATCAAATCCCGATAGTAAATCCGGCAACATCTCACGCGCTGCGAATATGGACGCTTAATGAAATAGATGTTGAGACACTGGTGAAAGAACGAAATCGAATTGTTCGTCCTTGCCGCGGCTGCGCTTGGAATACACATGCAGATGCGATGAGCATAACGTCTGGCGAAATTGATAGAGGTACTTATGTCCATAATCTTTTTGGAGAAGACCATGCATAAAGTCATTTTATGCTCCGGTGGGATTGATAGTTTTATAATGTACGAATGGCTGTTGTCGAATAAACAGCTATTTGATATATTTACGCCGTTGTATATTGATTATGGGCAAAAGTATGTAAAGGCGGAATTAGAAGCATTAAATAGGTTGATACCAAATATAGAAGTAATTAGGGTACAAGGGACGCCATATGAAGAAATAAACAGTGGCTTTACGCCGGCACGAAATTTATTTTTGGCGTCGATCGCCGTGATGTATGCAAATGCTGACATTGTTTATATGGCCGGATTGAAAGACGATAATGTATCCGACAAAAATCCGGAAGCATTTGAGCAGATGGGGTATATGCTTTCTAAGTTTAGTAGAAAGAAAATAATTGTAGATAGTCCGTTTTTTGACGTAACAAAGGCACAAATAGTAAGCAAATATCTTGCTGCTGGTGGAAGCCCAGACAAATTACGCGAGACCTTTTCGTGTTATGCGCCCATTCGAGAAAAAGATCCTTGCTATAATTGCCCTGCATGTTTTCGTAGATGGGTCGCGTTAACAGCCAATGGTATTTCAATGCCACCAATAAACCGCGATATTGTATTAAAATACCTAAAGAAACTTAACAATTATTGCCCGGAGCGAGTTAACGCAACACTTGCTGCCCTTAATGTACATTTTCGCGACGGGATATATTTGATAGATATAGATAATATACTAACTGCGGAGACAAGTACATCAGGGGTTCCCAATTATAAGGATTATCATGTACATGCTCATAACGCCGCGGCAGTTAGGGCAATATATCATGAGCATAAGGATGTGGCAATAATCCTTTATACCAGCAGATGGGGCATAGACCGATATATTACCGAGCAATGGCTTGCAGAAAACCAAATACCATATCATGCACTATTGATGGATAAACCATTTGCAACTAAATATATCGATGATAAAGCAGTAAATAGTCTTGATTTTACATAGCGTAAATATATAATATATGCAAATTAATAAGGGCCTGTAGTTCAATAGAAGAACAACCGGCTTTTAACCGGTTGGATGCGGGTGCAATTCCCGCCGGGCCCACCAAATAATTAGGCAATGACAGCTGATTTTGATTAGGGCTTTAATGGGGCCAAGTGGCGGAATTGGCATACGCGCTGGTCTTAGGAACCAGTGCCCCCGGGGCATGTGGGTTCGACTCCCACCTTGGCCACCATTGATTTATAATAGTGCCCCCGTAGCCTAATGGATAAGGCACCTGACTTCTAATCAGAAAATGTGGGTTCGATTCCCACCGGGGGTTCCATTACATATACAAAATTTACTGGAGTGCCAATTGGGCCACATGTATTTAGCAATAATGGCTTATATAGTCTTTGATATGTAGGTTGGGCGTAAAAAGTATTTGACATTTGAAATCTTATATATATAATTTATGAAAAGCCGGTGTAGTATAATAGAATTACGGCCGCCTTGTAAGCGGTACGATGCAGGTGCAAATCCTGTCACCGGCTCCAAATATTAAGCCCGAGTAGCTCAGGTAGTAGAGCGCGTCCTTGGTAAGGACGAGGTCGTGGGTGCAAATCCCACTACGGGCTCCATTGATAATATAGCCCCGTAGCCCAATGGTAAGGCGCGCGGCCTTGGACCGCGTAATGTGGGTTCGATTCCCACCGGGGCTTCCAAAAAATAATATTGGCCGAGTGGTGGAATTGGCAGACACAACGGTTTTAAGCACCGTTGCCTGTAGAGGCGTGTGGGTTCGACTCCCACCTCGGCCACCAAAAAATAAACCCCGAGCTCGGGGTATCAAAATTAAAACTTATAAACCAAAGAAGCACGTGAGTACGAATGCGAACGAAGAAAAACATAAAACGATACTTACTTGAATTGCCATATATTAGCACATCACAATTTACTTTTGATCTAGAATTTGAAAAACTTAAGACACAAAGAGACTTAGAGGAATATCTACGTAGATTATTTGCTGGTGAGATATTTGTCGATAAATATGGCAATGAAATACAATTAAACTCTCGATTGCGTCGTAATTTGTTTAAGAACTTTCTTGAGACTGATCCAATAGTTGCATATTTTTTGCTTGCATTTCCTAAGTTCGATTTGCAAAAATTTTTATCCACTATTAAATTCTAAGATAGAGAACGCGGGTGTAGCTCAGCTGGTAGAGCACAACGTTGCCAACGTTGTTGTCGTGGGTTCGAGTCCCATCACCCGCTCCATTTTATATTTAGGCTATATATGGAAATGATAAGATACCTCCATTATAGGGGCCCGTAGCTCAAATTAGTCAGAGCAGTGCACTCATAATGCACCGGTTGCGGGTGCAAATCCCATCGGGCCCCCCAAATTTTCAGGTGTTGATGTGACCGCTACAAACAGACCAGTATTAGAGCTTAATAAATTATGGCAACCTATTGGTGTTGTAAATGCGATATCGGCCATATCAAAAGTCTTTGTTGACCGAGCCTTGGTTATCGATACTGAGACATATCAATTATATTCATTCGATGAATGGATAGCCAGAAAAAATCAAAGCAAATTCAGGCTTCGAACGCCAAGTATAGAAATTGATGTACCAGAAGTAATTCGACTAAACTATTATGCGGAGTATCCAAAAAACAGAGAAGTTTTGTTTACTCGGCGCAATCTTTACATCCGTGATAATTACCAATGCCAATATTGTGGTTGTCGACCAGGTACCAAGGAATTGTCCATAGATCATGTGGTCCCCATTTCACGCGGCGGTAAAAGCTCTTGGACAAATTGTGTATTAGCATGTACTAATTGTAACTTCCTCAAGGCGGATCAGACTTTGGCTGAAGCGAGACTTAAGCTACGGCGACAACCCAAAAAGCCGGTATGGAATGTAAAGTATGCAATACGAAGGCGGCATATACCGGTATCATGGCAATCATTTATAGATGAGGCATATTGGGATATTGAATTGGAGTAACATATGGCAAAACCACGTCGATGTTCATTGGTACGATTTATTGATAATACTATAGACGAGCCGCGTCTATCAAACAATCGCCCTGTTGTATATATGCCATTTATACCTGGCCATATATATGTATTTCTTGGCGAAATCCCCAATATGGACGGGCATTGTATTATTGCCGATTATGTTACTGGGAATATATATTGTGGTTATCCTACGGATATCTTCAAAGAAATTCCCGAGGAAGAAATGATGATAGATGACAATATAAATATGGTACAAATAAAATCAACTTTTGCTGAGATAGATGTTGAATCTAAGGACAAATAATTTATAATATTACAGGTAACGTAGCTCAGGAGTAGAGCACTTGTCTGAAGAACAAGGTGTCGGTGGTGCGATTCCACCCGTTACCACCATAAATTTAGCCGGGCGTCGTATAATAGAATTATGACCGCCTCGTAAGCGGTAGACGCGGGTGCGATTCCCGCCCCCGGCTCCATTGATAATATGACGTCATGGCCGATTAGTTAGGCGACGGGTTGCAAATCCGTTTAAAACGGTGCAATTTCGGATGGCGTCTCCATATTATGGAGGGATGACTGAGCGGTTTAAAGTGGCGGTTTGCTAAATCGTTGTAGGTGATAACACCTACCGCGGGTTCGAATCCCGCTCCCTCCGCCATTGAATATTTAATGGGGTAGCCAGTAGTCGGGATGGGCCGGCCTCATAAGTCGGTATTTGGTGTGGGTGCAATTCTCATCCCCGCCACCAATATTGAACATGGGTAATGCCCTCGTAGCTCAATGGCTAGAGTATCTGACCTTCAATCAGAAGATGCCCGTTCGATTCGGGCCGAGGGTACCAATTTTTAAATTGAACCCGTAGCTCAGTGGATAGAGCGCAAGTCTACGGAACTTGAGGTCGCAGGTTCGAATCCTGCCGGGTTCACCAATTATTGGAAGACATTATTTTTTATATAATGAAAGGATGAAAAATGTCTTATAATCCACATCATGGTATATGTCGAGTGAAATGTGCTAATTGTGGTATGATCTATGATACCCCCATGATACCAACAATACATATGAATTTTCTGTCTGCGAGGTGTCCAAAATGTGGATCAAATGCCTGCGACCCAATAAAGGATGTGGCATCCACAACACATACACTACATAAGACGTATATAGAAGAGAAGATAAATGACCATTGACATATTCACGGAGAAGACTTATGGATAACAAAGATATTGGGACTGGGCATTGGAATTACCGGGTAGAACGGTATTCGGTTAAGTTAAACAATAAACCAATAATCGGATATCGAATAGTAGAGGCATATTATGAAAATGGAGAAACAATTCCAGATAGTATTACAACGCGTCCAGTATGTTTATCTTACGATGCCGATGTGGGAGTAGATGGCATTGCTAACGATTTAGATCGTATATATGAGGCACTTTCAAAGCCCATTATTGAACAGGTCGATGGTAAAATAATAGAACTTCCCCAGTAATTAAACTTCAATATATACATATGCCCATATCTATTATTCCGAGATATCAATGATGAAAATAAAGCTATCTGCTTTTAATAAATGTAAGTTTGCATGATATCCTGTCTTTACTAATGCATGACGCAAAGGAAACTGCGGAAATTGTTCGTAAACTCGAGAATGATGGCTGGGATATTCATTGACCATTTTGCGACACCAACCAAGACAACCCCATAGGGCATTTATGGCAGAAAGGCCAGTGACATGCATTTCTCTACCAAACATCGATGAAGATAGCGGCAAAAGTTTTCAAAAGATGCTACGCGAATGGAAAAAGATTTCATGAGGAGAAAATGATATGACATGCATTGTTGGTTGGGTGGAGAATGAAACTGTTTGGATTGGAGGAGACAGTGCCGCTGTCGCCGATTCTACTATACAATGTCGTGTCGATACAAAAGTTTGGTCTAGAGACGATTGGGTATATGGATTCACTGATAGCTTTCGATTCGGGCAGCTTTTACGCTACTCGTTTAAGGAACCGCCGCGCAAAAAAAGCAGAGATCTCTTAGAATATATGGTAACCGATTATATTGATGCTGTACGAAGATGTCTAAAGTCTGGTGGTTATGCAGAAGCAAATAATGGAGTTGAAACTGGTGGAACCTTTCTCGTTGGCCATTGTGGCCGATTGTTTGCAATTTATGAAGATTATCAGGTTGGAGAGTATATTAATAATTATGCCGCTATCGGATGTGGAGAATCATATGCGTTAGGAGCATTGCATGTGCTTAAGAATATTAATAGTAATCTTTCTGGTGAAGAAATTATAACGGCAGCACTAAACGCAGTGGCGGAACACTGCACTGGCGTTAGAAAACCATTTCATATTGTACATACTACTCCGTTACACCAAGGGAAAAATATCTAAATACTCTTATATATATGTTGGTAATGGTGTTAATATATCTTGACCTTATCAACTGGGCCCTTATAATATACATATCATATATGACCAGTGTATGTATAGTATAGGAGTCGAAGAATTATGATTATGGCCGCGGCGGAGAAGACAATTTGTAAAATGTGTCGGTATTATAAGCGAGTATCTTTGGGTTATGGATTTCAAGACATGGCATGCCACGTGGCGCGATGCACCAACGCATTAAATACATACTTTGGTCCAAATGATGACAAAGACATGCTAAAAGATGAGCATGGCAACATGATAGGCTGCCTGCGCTTTGAGGCGGATTTTGAGGGTGCCGTTAAAGCGATTATAGAAAAATAGAGTAGGGAAGGCAGGCCAATAGTTGAAATCGTCGAGCAAATATTTATCCGCATTTCTAAATATTGCATCGCCAAAAGTATCTATCATAATTTTGTCTAAAGACCACCCGGAGCTTATCAAGCGATGTATTAAAAGCATTGAAGAACATGTCCGATACGAATCGTTAGAAATAATTATTGGTGATACGGGTAGCACAGATCGCCGCGTCATCAAATTCTATGACACACTTAAGAGCCCCAAATATAAAGTCATAAAGAATCTAGAATACCACTTCTCCAAAGCAAATAACGAACTTGCAGATATAGCATCGGGTGAGTTTTTATTATTTATGAACAACGATGTTTTTCTATCATGGGATGTTGTCTCCCGCGCCATGGAATATGCTGTTTGTTATAATATTGGCTCTATTGGTTGTCGATTGGTATTCCCAGAGACTGGGCTCATTGAGCATGATGGCCAAGTATTATTTAATTCAAAAGGAATTGTTACACCTGGACATTTGAATTTATTCAAAGATCCGGATCCACTGGATACCACCCCCATTAAGGTACATGGCGTAACCGGAGCATTTCTTCTTACACCTAAATGTTTATTCAAACATATCGGCGGTTTTAATCCAAAATATCGAGATTTATACCAAGACTGCGATTATTCCATGAAAGTCCTATCTTCGGGGCTTAGGAATATTGTAATTAGAGATCTGCCAACCTTTCATATGGGAAGTGCAACAAGGGGCAAAACACATAGCCGCGACCCCATTATGAAGCAAGATAAAGCTTTATTTCAAAGGACATGGAACGAGGCAGTTCCAGGAATAATTAAACGACCCAAACCATACCTAACAGTAATTACTGCAGTAACAAATCCAAAACTATACAGCAATATGCTTGGTTCATTGCTAATTGGTGGCGGATCTTCTGATATAGAAGTAATTCCTATCAATAATAGAGACCTTCGATATAATATTCCACAAGCTCTTAATCGAGCGCACACTTTTGCTTCTGGTAAATATATAATGTATTGTCACCAAGACGTGCTGTTTTCGCCAGGGTGGTATAGAAATGTTAAAGCAGTGATAAAAGCCATAAAGAATTTCGGTGTATTGGGATTTGAGGGGATAGACAAAAATGGGCATCCCCATAGCTGTAAACAAATGTCTGAAACCCAATTTAAACAAATACTAACTCTTGATGAATTAGCTATAATAGTTCCTAATGATGATATTCGATTTTCAGAAAAATTGACTTGGCACTTCTATGGTGCTGATATATGCTTTAAGTATGATACCAGGGGCATTAAGAATTTTATATGTGGTTGTAGGGTAAATCACCTATCTAACGGCAGAGTTAATATAATTAATAGCCCCGAAATAATGAAACGAGATGCAAGAATATTATGGAAGATGTGGAGCAATGCCTACGATATGGTAAGGACAACCACAACAACCTTTAGACAAGGCGAAATCGAATTTCAAATTTGTTCAGACCTTTTAGGAACCATATCGGCATAGGGGGAGATGTATGGAAAGAGTGAATATATTTGTACCTATATATTTCAGAGAGCCTGTAGTAAAAGAGTGTGTCACTTCTCTAATCAAATTATGTCAATCCGACTCTCCTAAATATGCAACAAAAATAATTCTGATAGACAATCGTAGCAATGATGAACTTAGAGATTGGTTATTACAACAATCATATGATAATGAAGTTGTAGAAACCGAGCTCTTAGATTATAATATGGGCAAGGGTTGCGCTATAAATAAAATGGCCGAGAAATATAGTGATTTCGATTACCTAATAAGTTGTGACTCAGATATAAAACATCTTACACAGGGATGGGCAGATAAGCTTGTTAATGCATATGTCAGGCTACCCAATTTTGGTATGGTGTCGCCCAAATATCATGGGAGGCATAACCCAATGCCACCTCAACCCAGAAAAATAACTATACCGCTCAATTCAGATGGCCCAGAAATTATTTGTCATTTTGGCGGCGAGGTGGCTGGGGGATGTTTCGTAACGGATGCTATTAGTTGGTCTACCTTAGGTGGTTATATAGATAGGAAGTATGGCGGATTAGATGGTCTATATCGCATCAGAATAACAAAGGAGCTAGGGAAACAATGCGGATATGTAGACCACATAACCGTTGAACACCACGATGGCCGCGAGTATTATCCCAATTATTTTCAATGGAAGATAGAAATTCAACGACATCTGAGTAGAATGGGCATAAGAGCAGACCCAGATATGGCAGATTTTGCAGATGCGAATGTAAAGGATTTGTCATGACAAGGCCCAAACTTCTTCTGACAATTGGAGAAGGTATAGGAAATATTATCGAGGCGCTGCCGCTAATAGCAACCCTCGAGGGGCATGGGTTCGATGTTGATATATTTATAACGCATGCTAATATACCAATTCCAAATAATTTGTTTAAGTTTAATACTGTCTTTCAGGAAGGGGACGATGCTAATATAGATATAGCGAAATATGATGGACGCATAGATACGATATGGGGAGCCATCCATACCAAAGAAAATTCACCAATAAAAAAATTAAAACGGCTAAACAATCTAAGGTCTCAGAAAATAACAAATGGTAGATCTGATATAAAAACATATCTAACTGCGGCCAGTGATTTGGGAATTCCCCAAAATCAATTCATTTATTACGTTCGTCATCTTCTTACAATACCACCAACAACATCTCATAAAGAATCACCAGATGTCGTAATATGTAATGGCTATAATCGTACTAATATCAGGGCGAAGTGGGTAGCCAAAAGTTACCCTTACTGGAAAGAGGTTGCAAAGAGATTAAAGGAATGCGGGTATAGAGTATGCTCTACCGGTCTTCCTGACGATTATGTGCCCGGGACTATAAACAAAACAGGAATTTCGTTAGATGAATCTATACAATTATTGGTACAAGCAAATATACTATTAGCCAATGATACTGGATTATATCATTTGGCCTGCGCATTGGAAGTCCCAGTCGTTGTTGTCTTTACGTTTACAGATCTTGCAAGATTATATGATGTAGATTTTCACCGTACGGCGACTGTTATTCAAAAATCAGATATAGAATGTCGCAATACATGCCAACAACAAATGCGATGGATAAATTGCAATGATTGGAAATGCCGACAGATTCATCCTGATGTGATCTTTTCCGCCACGCGAAGATTATTAATAAATAATAATATAGAAGGGGAACAACATGGATAAAGGCTTTACAGTTTGGATGACCGGATTACCAGCCGCAGGCAAAACTACTATCGGTACGTTAATAGCAGATAAATTTAATGCGCAATTGCTCGATGGTGATAATCTACGAAATAGCTATATTAGTGGTGACGCAGACTTCTCGCGAGAAGGTAGGAGAAAACATCTACTCAAAGTTGCCGAGATAGCAAAACTATTAAATGATAATGGAATTCCGGTAGTAGTTAGTTGTATATCGCCTTTTGGATCCGTTAGAGACGAAGCCAGAAAAATTATTGGAGTAGAGCAATTTACATTGGTCTTTGTTGATACTCCAAAAGAGTTATGCGAAATTAGAGATCCGAAGGGGATGTGGGCCAAAGCAAGAAACGGTAAAATTAAAAATTTCACAGGCGTGGATAGTGAGTATGAAATTCCTACGAATGCCGATTTCACTTTAACAACCTATGATATAAATCAGTCTAATGGCGATATAATTGAATATGAAAACGCGAATATTTATACGACGGTGGCATTGCTCGAAGATCATATTAGAACCAAGTTTAAATTAACCCAACACCCTCGCACAGTTTTCATAGGTAGGTGGTCACCATTCCATTATGGTCATAAAGCACTTATCGATAAGCACATTGACAATGGAGAATATATAGCTATTTTCATTCGCGATACTAAGGTAGATGCCAATAATCCATGGCTTGCTACCGATCGGTACGAAATGATACGCTCTGTTTATCCGGACCAAGAAGTTGTGCAAATTCAAATAATTCCAGATGTTTCCGCAATTGCTATAGGTCGAAATGTTGGCTATGATGTTATAGCTGAAGACCTGCCCGATGATATTGAAATGATAAGCGGCACCGAAATTAGGAAAGCAATACGTGAGGGACGAGATATATGGAAAAAATATGTTCCAGAAGAGGTTATATCATATATAAGTTCAAAAAGAAATATATGATGGTACTATCGAGATAATCCCAAATGACGATAGCCATAACTTCTTTGAGCTCGTTATCAATAATTTATCCAAAGGCGAAAAAATGAAAGTATTATTAATATTTCCACAAAAAGATGGCCAAACTGGGGTTGCTATACGAACTGCTCTAGAGAAAGAGCATGACGTAGTTACCATAGACCCCAATATCAATCCAACTAATATAACCACGATAGCAACCAAAACGAAACCACGGTTGATTATATGTTCTCGCACAATTTCACTCGCAACGCCAGTTTATCAAATAAAACAACAACTGCCAGGTACTACCATTTGCGTTTGGAATACCGATGTCCGGCCATCGCTTAAAGACTGGGCGGCTTGGTTGCCATTATTCAAACAAGTGCATTATTACTTTGGATCATCTCCATATGACGCGGATATGATGCGCCAAATCAACCCAAGTTCATATTATTTACCACAGGGGCTACAGGATGATGTATATGGCATACCAAAGACAGCCATAACAAGAAAGGATATAGATAAATATGCATGCGATGTGTCATTTATAGGGGATATACATCAGCCCATTCATGCATTTAGACAGCCCTATATTACTGCACTTATTAAATCGAATTTAAAATTTAAAATATGGGGCTCTGAAAACCAACCACAAATATACGGTGAAGATCATAATAAGGCTGTTATACTAAGCACAATTAATTTAGGATTATCTACAACTTTTAATGGTAAAGCGACAGGTAGTTGTAGTGTTAGAAATTATAAGATTATGGGGACTGGTGGATTTCTACTTGAACACTACTCTAAAGCTTTAGAACAATGGTTTCCATTGGATGCGAAACATTGCATATTTGGAACCTTTACATCTCCCGCTAATATGATTAAAAAAATTGAAAGGTATATAAACAATGATAGTTTGCGACGGCAAATTGCTTTGCGTGGATTGCGGTGGGCTCGACGCAATACATATACACATCGAATACAACAAATGCTGGATATAATGGGGTTGAAATGAAAAACGCTATAGTAACATTGGCTATCGGTGAATCAGAGATTTGGGATTATACATTTCCTATTTTCAAGATGGTTTGTTATCGACGGGGTTGGGATTTTTGTGTTATCAACAAAAGAAAATTGAACTTATTCCCTGATGCCGAAGCATATAATATTATGTTCGAAAAATTTCAGGTTGTTGACTACTTTAAAGATTATGATAGGGTGTTATTGATAGATGGGGATATTTTACTCTCTCCCAAATATCCTGATATATTTGATGCTACTCCTATTGATGCGATAGGTTGCGTCTATGAAGATAAGGGCAGTAGACAGTTAAATCGCCGCGCGCGAATACAACAGATAAAATTAATTACTAACGATAGTCGCCTTAATGACTGGAACACTGGTTATATGAATGCAGGCATGTTAGTATATTCTCGAAGCCATGCAAATGCCCTAAAGATAACATCACTTGATGACATTATAAAAACCCATATATCCAGCGACCAAAACACAGTAAACTATCTATGTCATCGCTCCAATCACCCAATTTGTGACTTAGGATATAAATGGAACCATATGTCAATGTTCTCGGAAGTATGGAATGGGGCCCCAAGTCGATATGATTCATATGCAATACATTATGCAGGTGGGGCAAGGTTCCCTGGAACAACATCCCCAAATAGAAATGCAGAAGAACAGCGCATGTACCTACTTAGAAAAGATTATGCATATTGGTGGGGTCTATAGCATTGAAACGAGATAGCATAACTATAACGGCCGTTCCCAAGCCAGTTCTAAAACATCAACATATTATTATGGAATTTCCACCTGAATTTAATAGCATAATAAACATCGGCTGTGGTGAATGTGCATTCGATTTATTTCTTAAGCATGACGTACCGGAAATAAACTTAATTAGTATTGATATACGACAACCTGCCACACTTTCCATGGAACAGATATCTTACTTGGATTTTAGAGTGGGTGATATACTTGATATATCAACAATACCAGTTAGAGGTGATGTCGTTATCGCCTCAGAAGTACTAGAACATATTGCGGACTGGAAATCTGCATTTAGAAACTTACTAGAACTATTCAATAAAACTCTCATACTAACAATACCTTGGCGGAAATCATACAATTCTCCTGGGCATATTAATTTTTGGGATGATACATGTAGCGATGGTATTATGGCAATAGATACGTTTGTGATTGTGATGAAACAATATTTATCCAGTGCTCCAAACGTAACCCTAAAATGGAAATTCAAAAAGATATTGACTAAAGAAGAAGACCGAGAAATGCAGCAACGATGTTATTTAATAACCATAACAAAGGAACATATATGTGACAAATAAAAAAGATATTTACCGACATAGAATAGATATAGATTTAATTTCTGATGATTCTATTATACTTGATGTTGGAGTTTGCCGCGGAGAAACAACACGGGCACTACGCAACGCTGTTGGCCCTGCTGTAAAAATTTATATGTTTGAGCCCGCAAGAAACAACATTATTAATTATGTAATACATCTAGTAGATGAGAATACAATATTGGTGCCGTATGCTATAGTTGGTAAAAATATATGGCGAGCATCTGGATTTATTGAATACAAACATTCAATTGGATGGAGCAATATAAATAACGTGTGGGATGGAATTCGAAATGAGGAGACCACCCAATATACGGTACCAACAGTACCTATCAATTCACTTACTAATTTCTTAAATGTAGATGTGATTGATTACATTCAATTTGATGTTGAGGGTATGGAAAAGGAAATTGTGGACAATATGACTCTTGAAACAGCGGATCACATAATTCAGTTTTCTATGGAGGTGCATAGGCTATCGCACATAACCCCTATCAGAAATAAACTCGAGACATTGGGATATCTAACCGAAGTTAATTATACAAATGAACTATATGCAATAAAAAAGTGAGGCAAAAATGATATTTATAACAGGATCTGGCCGTTCTGGTACTACTATACATCTGGAACTATTGAGAACTTATTGCCCGGATGTGACGGTACATAAAGATGTGGAGGATAGACAATTATTCAAACGAGACCCAACAACACTACCTCTAACATATGCGGTCAAGTTGACTACCAATTGGTATGATCTTGCGGCTATCAAAACATTTATGGCGGCGAATCCAAATATGAAAGTTATCTATACACAGCGAGACCCACGCGATATAGTTATCAGTAAAATGTATCGCGGGTTACCTCGAGATCTTGGTGGCGATGGGTCAAACCAACTTTCAGCCGATGCCACGCCCCAGGGGGCGATATCCGACATGCAGCATGCATGGGATGTATATACATTTCTTAGAGAGACGCATCCGACCAGATTATTAGTCGTAAAATTAGAGGACACAATTCTAAATACTGCTGCACAAATTGAACGTATCGCCGGGTTCTTGAATTTAAAGTACGTGCCATTTACGGGCGAAGTGCCGATGCGAGATAACTATAAACGAGCTCGATATGGAACAAAAATAGATAAATCCCAAGTTGGCTTATGGCGCAGAATTGACCATATCTATAATGGTTATTTTACTGCCCCGGAATGTCGTCGGCAGCTACTTGAGGCATTGCAATCTCCCCTTATTAAAGAGGGTATTCAAACATTTAATTATCCGGATGGGGATGTGGGGGATAAAGTGATATCAGATAAGCATCCCACACCTGGCGATGAATAATAATATGATATCATTATAAGCAGAATTCATAGTATCACTTGAGATTTCAACATTAATATATTATAATATTATTAAAAGGCCCAAAAGGAGAAGTTTATGAGATTGGCAGAGCGTCCCTTTGTAAGCATTCAGGGTGAAGGCCCATATGTAGGTAGGCCGAGCTTGTTTATTAGACTGCAGGGATGCAATCTAAAACCACCTTGCGCATGGTGCGATACTGCATATGCATTGAGCAAAACCGCTGGGGAAGAAATAGATACTATAGACCTTTTTGGTATTTTCAAAGCGCTTCGTCCCCAATATGAAAATGTAGTGATAACGGGCGGGGAACCATTTCTATTTCAACATGAGATAGTAGATATTCATAGATATTTTTATGAAAGATCGACGTACCTTGCACCAACATTTGAAATCGAAACAAATGGTTCTCTAGCTCCCGATATCGGGATATTATCTGCCGCCCTGGGGCCGGGAACCGGTATACGTCTAAGCCCTAAATATGCACACCATGACGGCATAGTTCCTCGGGGGGCATCTAATATTGTTAGGATGTACCATGACATCCAGAGAGAACTTAAATGTTCTCTCATTATCAAGTTAGTTGCCGAAGTTACAGATATATCCGATGAATCTGTAAATTGGCTTGAAACGATATTAAAGCAAAGAATTCAATTTCTGAGGAGGATATTTAGAGAATCACAAATAGGAAATCAACTACCTCAAGCCCCTATTTATATAATGCCATTGGGTGCGACACAAGAAGAGCAACTAAACGTTATGGAATTGATAGCCGATTTTTGTCTCAAAAATTCATATCGATTTTCTCCAAGATTACATACGCTTATATGGGGAAACGTTAGAGGAAAATAAGGAGAATACTAATGAAAATTGATTCTCTTCTGGACTATGATGAAATTGCCATATTAATTGACGGGGACATTCCACCGACTACTCTATTAGCAGATCTGGTCGCACATGGTATAAAACATATAACAGCGATTAGAGTCGATGATGATGAGTTGCCTGCTGATCCGGTAAAAACACGCATGGCTGAAATTCAAAGTGCATATTATGGCGCAAATTATATTCATACTACGTCGCATGATATAACCATAGAACCTATTGACTGCGATGCAATTGTAGCGGATGTGTTGCGCGCGGCGAGTATTGCACTTGACCGTGGCATTGGCGTACTTGTTGATGCACAGTATAACCAATTTAGTGTACCACCCGATGGAGCTCTATTTAAGAATACTGATATTGTACTTGCGCGACCATATTCAAAATTAACGCTTGATGAAATTATAAAAATAGGTGTTGCATTGGGCGTCGATTATCGTTATACTATAAGTTGTATAAAAGGAAATGATTGCGGAGAATGCAGCAAGTGCAAAGACCGTATACATGCGTTCATATTAAATGGTTGCATAGATCCTCTTGAAAGCGAATATGGGGGTGAAATAGAATCGACTGTATAGTTGTAAGTAAAGGGTGCACAACGAGGTGTCGGATGGCCTCGTAAAACCCCGACAAACAAAATAATTGCTGACAATAGCAACTATAGAATGGCAGCTTAAAGCCATTCCGCTACATATTTTTGCCTGTTAAAATATGCAGCGACCGGTAACAGGATAGGGCAATATTCTTAAACTCGGGAGAGTATATGCCGACAATAAACCGAGTTGCGCGTATGCTGGTCTGGTTTGGAGTCCAGTATTCGCTAAGTTTAAATCCAAACCTATTTGTGTAGACCCCTTTATAAATAAACTATAGCAGGACGTCGGGGCAGAACCGACCACCTCCACCATTTTTCTTTTTTTTGGAGCAACATATTATGAGAATCGGAGTCGATATTGATTCCGTTGTTGCAAATACTTCGCTTGCTATTAGAGATTGGTTCATATCTCATGCAGTAGAATATGATTTCAATGAAGCAGATATTATGCTTATAATACGACTACATCACCGTGGAGTATATTTCTACGAAGATCATCATCCCAAAATTTCGAAGAAGGATATGTATAAGATGCTGCGTACGCCAGAATTCTTCAGTGGCATCAAACCATATCGTAATATGATACGCGCATTTCGGAAGATTAAGACTGACACCCCATATGTTAAATATATAATGGTGACTGGCAGACAGAAAATTAATAATGCGGTTACAAAATCTTGGCTAACACGAGTTGGTATGCCCTGGGATGAAGTACATACGGTTGGTCGATATGATAAATCATCTAGAGTAAAAACACTAAATGGATTTGTTGAAGATTGGCCAGGCCATATCGAAGAATATCTTAAATATTGTCCGGTAGTAATATGTGATCAACCATGGAATCAGTCTGTCAGAGTTCCCCGCGTATATCCCAATGGACCAGTAAATGCCACAGTAAAAACACTCAAGAAAACGATTGGAATACTATGACAACCGACATAGATGCACATCCACTAGATATCATTGATTCTATATTGGCTATAGCCGACGACACGCACAGCGAAGAACTACTAGTAGAGCTGGAGTCATATGCGTGGCGGTTACTGCAGGAATTTACAGAGCCACCGAAAACATTACAAAAAATGCGGAGGGCAGTTTTCATCGACCCCAAAATCGAATCCAAAACGAAGGTACCAGATAATATACTAAAGGATGCAATCAGGACTATAATATACAAGGAAATGGAATCCATCCTGGATTATTTGGTCCAGGAGATGCCCTAACTAAAAGAAATGCCAATTGTTTTAGCCTTATGCCATGCCATTTCTCCGAAAAATATAAAAAAAAACTAAAAAAATGTCTTGATATATCATATAACTACCATATAATTATGATAATTATAAAATGGTTCTTTTTATAGGAGGCAGGGAATGAGGCTTATTGACGAGCAGGCTCGAGATCGGTATGAATGTATGCTTAGAAAAAGAGAGTCGCTAATTGTCACGCTTCAATACCCAGATGGTCATCGTCGAGAAAATGTCGATATATCGGTGCTTTCTTACGATGGTCGACAGAATCTTGAGAAAGCAGGCATTGAAATTATAGTGCAGGAGTAGAGGTAACCCCAAATGGCATATCCAACACATGACAAAGACCTATATGATCTTACAACCAATTCGCGAGAATATAATACTCTGAAATCCATAATGGAGGAGCTAACGAGGGCAAGAGCCATATGGCCGCGTTGGCCATCAGATATATTTGAGGCCCTTGCAATCGTAAACGAAGAACTCGGCGAATCACAACAGGCAGCCCTTCAACTTTGCCACGAAAACGGTTCAATCGAGGCCCTTAGAACAGAACTCATTCAACTTGCTGCGATGGTCATTCGAATGATAGTCGATACACCGATGACGCCATCAGATATAGAAAAATTTAAAGCAATGCACAAACCACTTCTACCGCAAATCAATCGTTTGTAATTGTTATAGGAGAGTTTGTGGCGTGGGATATATGAAAATTCCCAATTTGTATAAGGACCAAACCATTTTAATGTTTAAGAAATGTTTTGCAATGGAAAAAATCCATGGTACCAGCACGCACATTACATACACTCCTGATGCAAACACGCTTACATTCTTCTCTGGTGGCGTAAAGTATGAAGACTTTGTGAATTTGTTCGATGTAGAAGCATTGACTCGTACCTTCGCACAGGCGAATTTTCCAACTACAACCACTATATATGGAGAAGCCTATGGTGGAAAGTGCCAAGGGATGGCACATATATATGGAAAAGATTTGCGGTTTGTCGCATTCGAGGCACAAATAGGTAATTTGTTCTTGGCTGTTCCGCAAGCCGAAAATGTTGCTACTCGCCTTGGCTTGGATTTCGTTGACTATAAGTTGATTAATACTGATATGAATGAGATTGACGCTGAGCGTGACCGACCATCCGCACAAGCCATAAAAAATGGAATGCCGAATGATTGCCCACGGGAAGGGATTGTATTACGCCCCCAAAAAGAATTTAGAGATAATAGCGGTAGGCGTATCATTGCCAAGCACAAGTCGGTAGATTTTTCTGAGACGGCAACGCCCCGTAAGGTAACAGACCCGAGCAAGCTTAAGCGGCTGGCAGAAGCAAATGAAATTGCCGATGAATGGGTCACTGAAATGCGCATGTCACATATCCTGGGAAAATTATCGCCAGAAAAAATTACCATCCAAAATACTGGGTTGGTTGTTCAAATGATGTTGGAGGATATTTTAGTTGAGGCGGAAGGTGAAATTGAAGATTCCTCAGCCGCGAGAAAGGCAATTTGCCGCCGTGCCGCATTGATGTATAAGCGGCGTCTCAATCTCGGCCTCGTTACATAGGACTAACGGAGGTTTCATATGAAGATAATTGTACAACGAGCTTTATATGCATAGCAAATGCCGCAATAGTAACCATCGAGACTTCCAGAGGACCAATAACACTAGAGATCACAGAGGTACACAGGCCACCAATTGGATTGCTTTTATGGCAACCACCTCGGCCAGACCAGATGTTCAACTTAATTGGTACCTCACAATAAAAGAGGCATCCAGCCAAACCCCTATAACTGTACAAAACGCATGGCCGGGTTCACTCGCAGGGGAACGATTCTCACAGATGGTACCAATTTATGGAGAGCAATTTAATTGCCTTGAGTGGTTTTTCCAGCCACGCATAACAAATACCCTTACGAGCGTTGCAGATGTTGCGGCTCTTTCCAAGTGGCCAGCGAATGTTCGTTCCATGGTAGTTAATAGCGAAGTCAAAGAACATCTCCGGGAAACAGTGCCCAATCATATTATGATGGCATTTCCAGTTTGTGGGCTGGGATAATATTGTAGCCTGGCCACCGGAAACCGCATATCATGTCGCGTTTGCCAAACAATTTTCGGGATATTGCAATTTATTAGTTGTATTACCGGACAATGCAAATATAATAAAAAGGCATTTTATAAGAACAGAAGTATCTTTGGCAGGTAGATATTGAACATGGGCAAATGAAAATTATTGAAGAGAGAGGATTCCAAAACACATTGACATGATTGCTATAGATTGGAGGTAAAGATGATTACGATTGAGGAAATACGCAAGGCGGCAAAGGCGGTGGATTGGACAGTAATAAGTCACGATGCATGGTATGAGGATGCAGCGCCGTATGATTGTACTTCAGAAATTATCTTAGCTGCGAACGCGGCAGACTCAGATCCAGTAGTATGTATAACGCGTGATATTGAGTTTCGCGGCTATGGCTCAGATCTGACCGCCGCTAAGGACCAAGCGCGCAAAAACGTCATGCTGTTTCTCGAGGCCGTCAGGCGTATGATGGGCAAAGAACCAATAACAACCAAATCAGAAGAAGTCAAACATCTACGGGAACGTATTGCTGCATATGATGCAGCTCTTACTGAAGCTGTTTTGGCATTTAGTCATTTACGAGATGAATTGCATGGAGATGTAAAATGATGGAATTTCGAGAATGGTTTGAGCGGACATTACGAAAGCGAACTAAACCTGGCAGGGCAGAACCAATTGAGCATCGTCCTTCGTGCGGTGGTAGAAATGGATATGATATCCTCGAGAAACGGGCTCTTGTAAAGGAAGTTAAACAGGCATTAAGAGAAATCAAAGAAACATTATAACCGCGGGAAATAATATGCAAGAAATTAATGGCCTAAAACCAGGGATATCAGATGGTTTGATTTTACCATGTGCAATTTGCCATCGCCGACTACATTTCGATTATATTGTACGTGATGATATTTGGCGAGCCGTGGTACCAAAAGCATTGCGTCAAAATGTTATTTGCTTACCATGTCTTGACCGCCTTGCAATAGCACTAGGATATGATATAGGATCTGCTATCCTATCAATTCAATGGACAGGAATTGGAAAAACATTAGTGCTTGATCCGATTGTACTTTACCGCTATAATCCACGATGTACTAACAATAAGGATATTGAAGTGAATGAACTTATTAAAAAACAAGCAGCAGAGATTGAGCATCTTCGTGAGCAGCGTGATTACTATATGGATAGATGTCGAGATTTGCGCCGGCAAGCACGGCTACAAATTCAAGTTCCATCAATTTCGAATTCAACTAAACCGCAACATATGTCGGGCGTTATTCCAATGACCCGACGCATTTCTAGAAATGCGTAACGAATATGCATATTGATCAAGCTCTAAACGAAGCAAGAAAAGCACTGGCGGGAGATGAGAATGGATTGCACCAAGCCCCAAGCCCTGAATGTATTGCATGTCTGCTATAGCAGAAATTGATAGATTGCGATATGCTAATCAATTATATCATATGGCATTGGAGATAATAAAAGGAATTAATAATGAAACGAAGACAGAGACAGGCGGTAATTCTATCGCTGATGGATAGTCTTCTGGAAAAAGGAAGTTGGTGTGGAGAAATCCATATTCAGAAAGCAACCTATTTTCTGCAAAATCTCGCGGAAGTCCCATTGGATTTCAAATTCATACTATATAAGCATGGTCCCCTTTCTTTTGATTTGCGTGATGAACTAACAGCCATGTATGCTGACGGCCTCCTTGAATTTAGAATTCAGTGTTGGCCATATGGATCCAGGTTGGTAACAACTCAAGCAGGAAAAAAACTTGAGACCGATTGGCCAACAACTATTCAGCAATATACAAAATCAATTAGGTATATAACAGATAATCTTGCATCCTATAGAATTGCGCAATTGGAAAAATTAGCAATGGCCCTCTATATGAAGATGAAATATCCTGATAGCGTAGATTTGTTAAGGGCAAAAGCTATTAATGAACTTAAACCATATATCTCTGAGGAAGAGGCAATCAACGCAATTCGGATAGTGGATGAAATATCCAGCCATATGGAGATATAGAAAATATATAATAATGTTGACTTGGTGTTTATATTCCTTATATAATACAAAAGAAGGCGCAGAAATGTATTGCCAGCATTGTGTAAAACAAATTGATGAGGTAAAATCGGTTATGGATTCGTTGGGTATGGTTCAATATCTCTCGGCGATTATTGGCACGAACATGAATGTTGGTGTCGCAATATGCGCGAGGCCGGACATACTTTATCGCTATGAACCGCGGCGCCGGTCGGCAGATGGAACGCGAAAGGAGCGTGAATGATGAAAGTGACGGTTGAACATAACGGGATGAAGTGGACAGGCACACTGACGCAGGTTGAGGCGACGCAAAAATACAACCGCTTCTGGCCCAAGGGGATTTGGCCCTGGCTCTATCCGGGCGACAAGTACTGGCCGCTCATGGAGAAGACAGGTATTCACTTCGGTGGGATGCAGTTCTGGTCTATCAAGATGGATCCGCGCAAACGTCCCTGGGCGAGGGATTCCGTGCCCTACATTTGCGAGGTCCAGACAAAGGAACGCAGGCCGTGGGATGACCCGGAATCGGACGAGTTCCAGCGCATCATTTCGCTTCACGCGCAATCCCCCGCCTGCTTCGGCTTTAACGTGAACTGCGAGGTGGCGTGGACTGAAAGGGCGATGCAAATCATTGATATAATCGACGAGACACAGAGCTCTTTGAAGGTATTCACCGGCCCCCTTCGCCATGACCCGGAAGAAAATGGCTTGATCCTGTGGGATTATGACAATTTTGACTCGATTCTGTCGTGGGTCAACTGCTGGCACCGCGACCGGTCAGGCAACATCGGCGACGATTTCCCCGAAGGCGATCTATGGTACCTACTCGCCGATGCCGCAAGGTGGGAGGTGCCTCTTGCCGTCTCTGTCCAGCCCTGCCGAGTGGAAGGCAATCCGGAAACCGGTGCGCCGATAATCCTCCCGCCAGTGGAGAAGTTCCACCGCGTTCTCCAGTGCGCGGCCAACTATGCCGACGGCCTCTTCTGCTGGAAGTTCGAACAACTGATGATGGCGAAGGCGGGCGAACTGCCCTTCGAAGGTGACCTGGATGGGATCCTGGGGGCTTTGCGCGATGTCCGACAGAAGCCGCTGTACCGCGAACCGCTGGCGGTTTCGTTTTCTGCACGAGATTCTGATAGCTTCAACCGGGCTCGCGTCCTATGCCGCGCGGTTGCACGTGCAGGCTATTACCCTGAAAATTACCCTGATGATGAAAGGCTCTCGTTCACCGACCTGCCGTGGACGGCGGAGGATGAGTGGATTTTTGACCGCTTTCACCATGCGAAACACGCGGACGCGGACGGCACCGAGGGCGAGCGCCTGGCCGAAATTGAAAGGCGGCTTGCAGATTGGGTGCGCGCTGAGTTTGGGACGCCGGCCGCACCGGTTGTGATGGAGGAATGACGTGGTCTGCAAATCCTTGTCCTATAGGACCTGGCCGGTTGCGGAAAAGGGGTTAGTGAGCGGGGCGAGTGGTGAAGAATGAGCACGTGCTGAGGCGATTCAAATACCCGAGCAAGACGGGCAGGGGACTACCGTACGAATTCGGACTGGCTAAGGATGAGTGCGAATTCGGCGCACCCGCGCGGGTCTGGCCGAAGATGGCCGGACGCAGTAGGGAGAGATAATATGGCTATTAAAAATTTACAGATGTGCGATATATCTATGTGCGCATGGCTTGCAGGAGAGAAAACTCAG